ATGCTCTTATTGCTGACCTTGGAACCGTTGATCCAGTAACTAATGTTGTAACTTCTCCTGAAATTGCAATAGCCGATACAGCAGAACAAGAAGGAAAAACTGCTGCACTGGCCGCAGGCGGAGATGTAAAAATATATGGAGCCGATCCTCTTGCGGGAGTAACTGTTGTTAATCCAATTGATGCTGCTACTAAAGATGCTTACGCACTTATGGAAGCACAGTTTAGTCAATGGGGTATTCCAGAAGCAGCAACATTTTTTCAGCAACAAATGCAGAATAACATTGGTCCTAATGAAGCGTTGGTTCTATTGCGTAACCAGCCTTTTTATCAAGCAAGATTTGCTGGTAACACTGCTCGCTTAGCAGCGGGTATGAATGCTTTAAAAGAAGCAGATTATATTGCCCTTGAGAATCAATACTCTAACTTGTTTACAAGTTATGGAGTGCAGAACCTTGCTACTAAAGAACAGTTTGCTACGCTTATTGGTAGTGACATTGCTCCTACTGAACTTAACACTCGTCTTGATTTAGCAGTAACACAAGTTCAACAAGCAGATCCAACTGTTATGTCTACGCTTAAGCAGTTCTATCCTAACATTAGTACTAGCAACTTGGTCTCATATTTCTTGGCACCTGATGAAACATTGCCTGCATTACAACGTCAAGTACAGACTGCTGATGTCGGCGCTGCTGCTATTCAAGCAGGTCTTACAACTAGCCAGTCTTCTGCTGCAGCTCTTGCTGCATATGGAGTTACTTACTCTCAGGCACAAGCAGGTTACGGAAAAATTGCTGAAGTACTTCCTGCATCTCAGAAACTTAGTGCTATCTATGGTGCACAAACTGGTATCAACTATAACCAGGCTGAAGGTGAAGCACAGTATCTTGAGAACTCTGGTGCTGCTGCACTAGAGCAACAGAAACTTAAAGACTTAGAAGGCGCACAGTTCTCAGGTAAATCTGGAATTGTGGGAGCGANCGCAGCCGCTGGATACAGCGGTTCACTTGGACAGCAACTCCAAGGCAAGATCTAAATAGAATCCCTTTACCAACATACCAGCGTGGTAGAGGCGTATTAAGACTGGTAGTNAGATCCATTAATACTTCCCCGGGTATTGATGTGGCTTGCGATACACATAACAGAATGGGAGAACGGTTGCTATGGCAACAAACGATTGGGACGACGAAGACGACTTTGATGTCGAGGAAACACAGACACAGCCTACAGGCGATGACGCTATGAAGCGTCTACGTAAGGCAAAACGTGCTGATGAAAAACGTATCAAAGAACTTACTGAGCAACTTGAGGGATTGTCCAAGGTGCAGCGTGAGCGTGTAGTTAAAGAAGTCCTTGATCAAAAGGGTGTAAATCCTAAGGCTGCTCGATTGATCCTCAATGATCTTTCCGATGTCACAGAAGAAACAGTCTCGCACTGGCTCGATGACAACGGTGATCTCTTTGGTTTCAGTAAGCGTCAAGAGGAAGTTAACCCTCAGCAGCAAGCAGATCTTGCGGCACTACGTCAGCAAGACATTGTTACTCAGGGTGCTTTAACACCCGACAAAGCAATGGATGCTATGAATAGAATCAACGACGCTTCAAGCGCCGAAGAAATTATTCGTATGATTCAAAGCGGAAACTTTTAATCAACCGAAACTCTAACCTTTAGGAGGTGCAATAAATGGCTAACGCATATACCAATACCGGATCTACCTCTCTCGGAGGTACCGCTGGTGGTGCTGGTCTCGTACAGAAGGCGTATGATCGCCTTATCGAGTTCGCCCTTCGTGCTCAGCCTCTTATCCGCCAAGTTGCAGATAAGACCCCAGCACGTCAAAGCATTCCTGGTTCATCTGTTGTATTGCAACGTTACGTTGACCTTACTCAGAACACATCTTCTCTTACAGAAACTGTGGATCCAGATGCAGTAGCGCTCGCTACACCAACATACACAACCATTACTCTCCAAGAGTATGGTAACGCGGTGCTCGTCACTCGCGCGTTGGAACTCTTCTCACTTGCAGATGTAGATCCAGCAGTTGCTAACATCATCGCTTACAACATGGCAGACTCAGTTGATACCCTTGCACAGACAACTCTTGCAACCGGTACCAACGTACTCCGTCCATCTTCTGTTACATCAACAGCAGCATTGACTTCAAGCAACGTATTCAACTCAGCAGTTGCCCGTAAGGCAACAGCCAAGTTGCGTACAAACAAGGCTATCCCACGTAAGGGATCACTCTACTGGGCAGGTATCCACCCAGAAGTTGCCCACGATCTCCGCGCTGAAACAGGCGTAGGATCATGGCGCCAGCCACACGAATACCAGGCAAATGATGAGATCTGGGCAGGCGAGCTTGGTACCTATGAAGGTGCTTTCTACGTCGAGTCTCCACGTCTCTTCTCTAACAAGACTGGTGCAACCCAGTCAACATTCACAACAACTACCTCTACCTCAGCAGCATCAGGTGCGACCACACTCGCAATTGTTGCTCCTACAGGTGGAAACGTTATCAACGTTGGTGACCAGGTTTCTGGTACAGGCGTTGGAACAGGTGCAGTTGTTACTGCAATCGATACTACAGGTCTTATCCTCACAGTATCAGTTGCTGTTACATCAGCAGGTGTTACCTCTGGTGCGACTATCACAATCACTCCTGTAACAAAGGTGTTCAACACCTACTTCGCTGGACAGCAGGCACTTGCGGAAGCAGTAGCCGAAGAGTTCCACGTTGTTATCGGACCAGTTGTTGACAAGTTGATGCGTCACCGTCCACTCGGATGGTACGGAATTGCAGGTTGGTCTGTATACCGTAACGAAGCACTCTACCGTGTCGAGTCTTCTTCATCTATTGATTACGTGTAACCAATAGTTAATTGACTGTAGGGCTGGGATTAAACCCAGCCTTATGGTAAGTCCACTATTAAGGAGCGATATGGCACAGCAATATTTTACTGGTCCAACGACCTCTGAAGGACCGGCAGGTGGCGGACGTTTGTTTATCCGTTTCCGTTTAACACGTGGTATCACGATCTATCGTCAGGCTGGTAAGTGGTATCAAATCCGCTATCCAACTGAAGACCAGACAGCAGCAGCGGATCCAGGTACTGTCCTAAAGGGCGGGTACTCAACTCCGATATCAGATTCTCTAGCGACGGAACTTACGAATGCAGGTTATGGACAATACATTACAACAGGATTGCCCCCAGTACAGTCATACGACACTTATTAAAGAGTGGGGTTACAAGTTAGTTGATGGTGATGTTAAAGAATACGCATCCCTTTATGGTTGTTCTAAATGCAACGTTACATCAACAGAGCCCTTTCCTTCAGAAGAAGCAGCAGTAGTAGACCACACTAAGTGTGGCGATGATTGCTTTGGTTGCAAGGTTAAGAACCTTCAACTTAATGCCGGTGATGCCAAGCACTCCATTACCGAATCAGGCACCACTCAAAAGAAGTGGGACAAAGAACTAGATTTCTACAAAGAGGCAAGATCTCAAGGGATCCAACCTGAAAGCACAACACGTGCTGCTGTAGAAAAAGCATACGAAGCCTCAGAGGTTCTTAACAAACCTTATGACGGTGGAACGATGCCAAAAGCCAACTTCATTAATAATAAAACAGTAGAAGTAATGAAAGAAGTAGGAGCAATCTAATGGCTTATTCAAATAAGGCAGATGCAAAGCAAGACGCAAAGACAATGAAGGGTATGTCCCCCGCTCAAAAGGCAGCCTTCAAGAAGGCGGATGCAAAGATGGATTCTAAGAAGCCATCTGCCTCTGCTGACAAGAAGATGGATACAGCCCTTCGTTCCAAGATCATGAAGAAAGGTAAGTAACTATGTGCGCAACATGCGGATGTACAGGACAGGTTGTATCACCACGTACTAAGGCTTCAGATAACTCTAGAGTTTCTAAAGACCAGGGTAACGTTGGATCAGCAACAGGCAAGGGCAGATAATTATGTGCCGCAATTCAGTAATCGGTTGCGAGTGCAACGGAGAAACAGCAGTAACAATCGTAGCACCAGTCAGAGTAGCACCAGGTCAGAATGCATCAGTCATTTCTGGCTTTGATACTCCAACACCTATCGGAAAAGGAAAGTAACATGGCAGCAGATATGATGAATCCAAAGCAGCGTTCAGTTGCTAAAGATTACTCTTCAGTAAACACAGGCGATTTCATGGGCGGAGTTGCTCCAGCAGGAGCACCAATGTACCAGACTCTTGACAACACAGGAACTGCTTCAGGTCCTGCTCAGGTTGTTCAGGGTGTATACGTTGCGCCTGAAGGCGGACGCGCTAAGTAATGGCTGACGCAAAAAAAGGCATGGGCTTTTCTAAAGCTCAAGCGCAAATTGCAAAGAAGCAAGGTATTTCAAATAAAGCAGCGGGAGCAATCCTTGCAGCAGGTGCTCGCAATGCTAGCCCTGCCGCTAAGAAGGCTAACCCTAATTTAAAAAAAGTAGCAATGCCTAAAAAGCAAGGGAAGTAATTATGGCAACCGATCCACGTCTTAAGAAAGCCGGAGTCTCTGGCTTTAACCAACCAAAGCGTACACCTAACCATCCTACTAAGTCACACGTTGTTGTGGCTAAGTCTGGTGATCAGATTAAAACTATTAGGTTTGGTCAACAAGGCGTGGTCGGTGACCATAAGCCAACAGCACGACAGGCTTCATTCAAAGCACGTCATGCAGCAAACATTGCTAAAGGCAAGATGAGTGCAGCCTATTGGGCAGACAAGGTGAAATGGTAATGGCTAAGGCATTTAAAGCAGCAGACGGCAAAGCACACATTGTTACTAAAGATGTAGTAGTTAAGCATCCTGGTAATTCTAAAAAAACTATTGACCTTACACAAAAGGCTGGCGTTAAATCAATTGCTGCAGGAAAGAAAGCAGTTCAAAAGTATCATTCTAAGAAAGGTAAGTAATGCCACAGCCTACCTACGGAACAATTAATATTTATGGCACCAACTATACTTTGTATGGCAAGCCTGGTTCTACTGAGCGTGATGAACTTAACCGCTTAGCCAATGGTGGAACTTATCCAACTGTTGACAAATACATTGATGAGCAAGCAGCAGCAAACATATGGGCAGGTATTCATACTGATACCAGTTATCTTGCTACATCTTATGCTCTTAATCTTAAGTACAACTCAAGCCGTAAGCATACAGATTTTAAAGACTATAACGGTATCTGTAACGAACTAGCAGGACTAGGCACTGACCCATCTAAATGGGTTGAAGGCGTAACTGCATTAAGGTTGATTGCATCCTAATGACTACTCAACTTACCGATTTAGTCAACGATGTTGAACTTAACATTCAAGGATTTACATACCGTCAAGACCGTGCTACTTGGCTGACAGCAGCCTGCACATCTGGAGATTTGATTCTTCAGGTTGCATCTACCGATAACATTGGTAAAGGTATCATTGAAATTGACGATGAGATGATGTGGGTAGATGCCTATGATCGTCAGGCTAACACAGTTACCATTGCACCGTATGGTCGTGGATACAATTCATCTACTGCTGCGTCTCATGCGCTTAACGCAAAAGTAGTTATCACTCCTACCTATCCACGTGTATCAGTTATCCGTGCTATCAATGACACTATTAATTCTGTATACCCAAAGGTATTTGCACTAGGTGCAACAGACTTTAGTTTCTTGGCATCTCGTACCACATACCAGATTCCATCTGAAGCAATTCAAATCTTGCATATGGCATGGCAGACTGTTGGACCTACTAAGGAATGGCTACCTATTCGTCAGTGGCGCTGGGATCCGTTGGCTGATACAGCCTACTGGGGTGTTCAAACACCAGATGGAGTTAGCACAGGCTACTCCAAGACTGTATCACTATACGACAACATTCTTCCTGGTCGTACTGTTCACTGTGTTTATGCCAAGCAACCAGTGCCAATGGTTAATGAAACAGATAACTTTGAGACAACCACAGGGTTGCCTTCTAGCATGCGTGACGTAATTATTTATGGCGCAACATGGCGCCTATCTTCATTCCTAGATCCAGCTCGTAACTCTATAACTTCCGCTGCAGCCGATGAGTTTGAATCAAAGCGACCATACGGTGTTGGCGGAAACGTAACAAAAAATCTTCAAGCAATTTTCCAGAGTCGTCTTGAAGAAGAATCATTAAAGCAAAAACTTCAGTTCCCAACCCGCGTCCACTACAGCCGATAGGTCAATAGATGACAACTCGTATTTATACTTCCAAGTCTCAACAGACTACACTTACTGCATCAGTTACATCTGGTGCAACCATCTTCTCTGTTGTATCTGCTACTACTTTGCTAGGTGGTGCAACAGTAAACGCAGGTCAGGTCTTTACGATTGTTATCGATCCAGATACATCTCTTGAAGAAATTGTAGATGTATACTCTGCTAGTACCAATCCAGTATCTGCTAACAACTTAACAGTTGTTCGTGGCGCGGATAGTACTTCTGCTCAAAGCCATGCTGCCGGTGCAGTAGTTCGTCATATGGTTATTGGTCGTGACTTGCGTGAACCTAATACTCACGCTAATACCTCATCAGGTGTTCATGGTATTGCAGGTAACGTAGTCGGAGATACTGATACCCAGACTCTTACTAATAAGACAATGGATGGTGGAAGCAATACATTCACCAACATTGGTGTTGGTTCACTGTCTACATCTGTAGTTACTCTTACTGGCACACAGACTCTTACTAACAAAACTTTAACTAGTCCTACTATTAATGGTGGCACAGTTTCATCAGCAACAGTTACTTCAGCAACTATTCAATCAGCAACGCTAGGTTCTGACCTTGCTGCTGGTAGCCACAAAATTACCAACCTTCTTGACCCAGCCTCTGCACAGGATGCTGCTACTAAAAACTATGTAGATACTCAGATTACAAACCTTGTTAATGGTGCTCCTGTTTCATTGAATCAACTTAATGAACTTGCTGCTGCTATTAATAATGATGCAAGTTTTAGCACAACCCTTACCACTGCTTTGGGTACTAAGTTGCCTCTTGCTGGTGGAACCATGACCGGTGCTATTAACATGGGCACTAGTAAAGTAACTAACATGGGTACTCCTACTGCATCTACTGATGCAGCAACCAAGGGTTACATTGATACTATTTTTGGTTCTACTACTTCTGCTGCAGCCAGTGCTACAGCGGCTGCTACCTCAGCAGCTAGTGCTGCTACGTCTGCTTCTAGCGCAGCCACAAGTGCTTCTAGTGCTTTAACTAGTCAGACTGCTGCTGCAACTTCAGCAACATCTGCTGCTGCTTCAGCAACTGCTGCTGCTACATCCGCTGCTTCGGCCGCTACTTCGGCTTCATCATCTTTAACTAGCCAGACTTCTGCTGCTGCATCTGCTACGGCTGCTGCCACATCAGCGACTAGTGCTGCTGCATCGGCTACTGCCGCTGCAACTAGCGCTACTAGTTCTGCCACTTCAGCATCTGCTGCACTTACATCAGCCAACAGTGCTGCTACTAGTGCGTCATCTGCTTTAACATCACAAACTGCTGCTGCTACAAGTGCTACTTCTGCTGCAGCATCTGCAACTTCTGCTGCTACTTCGGCTGCTAATGCTCTTGCTACTTACAATACATATAAAACATATTACCTTGGAGCATTCTCTACAGCACCCACTCTTGATAATCAAGGTAATGCTCTTATTGTAGGTGCAACTTATTGGAATACCGGTACTTCAACCATGTACTCATGGTCGGGTAGCGTTTGGTCTGCTATTTCATCTACTTCTGCGGTTACCAACGTAACTGGTACATCAGGTCGCATTACCTCTAGCGGTGGTTCTACTCCACAGATTGACCTTGCTACTGCAGGTACTGCTGGAACCTATGTTTACCCTGCATCAATTACTACAGATGCTTATGGTCGTACTACATCAATTACTGCTGGTTCTACTCCAGTGCTTGCTTCTGCTTACACAGCAACAGGCGATATTCTTGTAGGAACTGGTGCTGGAACATCAAGCAAGATTTCAATTGCTACAACTAGCGGTTGGATTCTTACATCTAACGGAACTACTGCAGCATGGGCTGCGCCTGCAGCAACATACTCAGCACCTACTATTGGTTCTACTGCTATTACATCAGGTGGAACATTTACAACAATTAATGGTATGACAAAAATTCAAGCAGCCCAGCATACTCAGTTGGACGGCTCAGGTTATGAAATGGATCACTTGCTTATGATGATCATGGGCGCAATCTAATAACGAAAGGGTAGTAACTAATGGCTACAACAACTAAGGCGCTGGCTAGAACAGCAGCGGCAACAACATCAACAACTCTTTACACAGTACCTGCTGCTACAACTGCAGTAGTTACTAACATTGCAGTGGTTAACACTGCAGGTTCATCAGCAACCTTCACCATCACCCTTGATGGCGTAGTGCTTATTCCTGCTGCAACCATTGCTGCTAACACAACAGCATTGTTTGACCTTAAGCAGGTACTTGCTACAACTAAAATTATTGCTGGGTTTGCATCTGCAACTACAGTTAACTTCCATATCAGCGGAGTGGAGATAGCGTAATGGCAAGTACAGTTTTTCCAGCCGCTAGTAGCGGAGTAACCCAGAAAGTTCAAGAGTTCTTGTCTACTGGTACTTTTACAACCCCATCTAACTGCACAACTGTTGAGGTATTCCTTGTTGGCGGTGGTGGCGGTGGTGGTGGTGCTAGTAGTGGCGCACCTGGATCACAGGGTGGTGGTGGTGGCGGTGGCGGAGTTGTATGGAAAACTATTGCTGTAACTGCTGGTCAAGCATACACAGTAACTGTTGGAGCCGCTGGAACCGCTGGTGCTTCTGCTGGCGGTTCAGGCGGAACTGGTGGAGACACAACTTTTGGTTCACTTGCTACTGCTTCAGGAGGAGGCTACGGAGGTGGCGGAACTGGTGGCGCTGCTGGCGGCAATGGTGGTTCTGGTGGTGGTGGAGGATATTCTGGTACTGGTGGCGGTGCTGGTTCGGGTGGCGGTGCTGGAGGAAATGCTGTTGCTTATGCAGGTTCAACCAGCAGTGGAGGTACAGCAGGTGTCGGCTCGCAAGGAGGAAGCGGGTCTGTATATTCATCTACACCAGGCGGACCAGGGATTAACGGATTTGGTGGTGGCGGTGGTGGTGGTGCTAGTAGCATGCCTAGCGGAGGCGCTGGTGGAGGAAAAGGTGCATCGTCTACACCAACAGCAGGAGCAACCAACACAGGTGGCGGAGGCGGTGGCGCTTACAGCGCAACTGCTGCAGGAGCCGCTGGTGGTTCTGGCTATGCTCGCGTTACCTATTGGTCATAAGGAGAAAACATGTCACATTTAGAAGAACACGAACACGCGTTTATTAAAAATAATGTAGTAGAACACATCTTTGTTTTTGATGAGTCTGCACACAGTTCTGGTTTATTAGAAACAGTAAAGACAGAACAGGGCTGCGACACTGTTATATGCCTATGCAACCATGGCTCAGTGCCTGCTCGTTGGTCTACGTGGGATGGCACAACATTTACAGATCCAACACTTGACTATCTTTACAGCATTGGTGTTACTGTAGAAAACCAAGCAATGCATGATGAGCGTTTAGCAAAAATAGAAGCAGCATTACAGGCTGCTCTTGCTGCAGAAGCAACACCAACAGCATAACAATGGATACTCCCGTCACCATCCTTATACCCATGTATAGGGATGTTGACGCACAAGCAGATACATTTGAACTTGCCTATGAAGGACTAATCTAAAGGAGATACCGTGTCAGGTCGTGACATTACCGAAGGTCGTGCTACCAGATCCATTGCCGTCGACATTGGTAACTTGACTGGAACTATCTGGCAGAACACAGGTGTCGATTACGACATCGCCATTGGTGGCGTGCCGTTCTTACTTGATGCAACTGATCAGCATCCATATGAGAGAAGCACTGCACCATTTCGTAAAAACCAGTTTGATACACAACGTGATCCAGGTGAGCAATCAATCACAGGTTGGTGGCTTCGTAGCCAGTCTTCATTCCATGCTGGTCAAGGTGTTAACTTTTATGATCCGTTTGCCAATCCATTTTCTACTACGCTGGCATCTAACTCGTATCGTTATAACATATCTTTTGGTGTTAACCCCTGGAACATCGGACAAGTAACACTGTTACCTACTACTAATCAAATTACTACCACTACTGCTGCTCGTCATCTTGAGTCAGTTAACGTAGGCGGTGTTGATTATGTAGTCATGTTAGATGGCAGCATTTATTTAGTAGATGGTTCAGGTACTAAGACAACACTTGCTACTACAGCAAATACAATTTATTCTTTTACTACTGACGGCACAAATGTTTATTGGCTTGATAATGGTTATGTATATAAAAAACCACTTGCAGGTGGATCAACTACAACTTTGTTTACTCATGGTATATCAACCATTACCTCATCTGCTATGCATTGGGTTAAGCAACGTTTAGTTGCTGGAATTAATAATTCACTTTATGAGCTGGTTGGTTCAGGCAGTCTTCCTTCACCTGTTTACACGCATCCTAATACGTCATGGCAATGGACTGATATTGATGAAGCAGGTCCTGCTATTTATGCATCTGGTAATGCTGGCGCCAACTCAGGTATTTATATGTTTGTACTTAATACTAGTGGCGTTATGCCTATTCTTACATCGGGAATTATGGCTGCTCAATTTCCATTAGGAGAATACATTACTGCTTTGTATTCACATCTTGGTACTTATCTTATAATAGGAACTAATAAAGGTGTACGTGTAGCACAAGTAGATCAGGCTACTGGTTATCTTAATTATGGACCACTCATTGTTTCTACTACTACGCCTGTTCGTGGATTTGCTGCTAGAGATTCTTATGTATGGTTTGGTTCTCAAATTAGTGATGGCATTAATAACTATGCTGGCACATGGCGTATTGATCTTAGTAATGAAATTGATACTCTTAGGTTTGCAGCAGGACAGGACGTTTATGCTAGTGGTGTTAACGGTACAGTTTATGACATTGCATTTCTTGGTAATACTGATCAGGTTGCATTTCTTGCAACCGTACCAGCAGGTGGACCTGCTGGTTTAGGTTTATATTTACAAGACTCAAGTGTTCTTGTTACAAACGGATTTATTCAAACTGGTTTAATTAGATACAACACTCTTGAACCTAAGAACTTTAAACGTATTGCAGGTCGTGGTGACTTTGGTATTGCTGCATCTAGTGCTTACCCAGCAGGTTTGACTAAAGGCTCAATGACTATTTCTACTGTAGATACATCAGGCAACATCTCTGATGTTGTGTCATATGATAACAATATTGGTACACCTGAATCAACTATTACTAATCCTGTTGGTGCACAGGATGCCATTGCTTTGCGTTTTACTTTATACCGCGATGCAACTACTACTTCAGTCTCTCCTATATTCAAAGGATATCAACTGAAGGCTGTGCCTGCTAGCCCACGTCAACGTATTATTAAGATTCCACTACTAGCCTTTGATGTAGACACAGATAAATACAACGCTACTGTGGGTTATGAAGGCTATGCCTATGACAAGTTAGCAGCATTGGAAAACATTGAAGCCAACGGTGATGTTATTACTTTGCAAGACTTTCGTACTGGAGAAACTAACCAGTGTCTTATTGAAGAGTTAAGTTTTATTAACAAAATATCTCCTGACAAACGACTAACAAACTTTGGCGGAACTATTGTTGTCACGGTTAGAACGGTATAACAATGAATAGCAATACAGCCACTATCGTTTATTCTTATTTCTTTGTTCTAACTGGTTTGCTAGCAGGACTAGCATTTGTTTTTAAACATTACCTTAATAGGATTATTGATGAACAGGTTACTCCACTCCTAAGAATTATTAGCGAGATGGACAAACGCACTAGTCGTATTGAATACGCGCTATATAACGATGGTCAGACTGGACTAATCAACAAGGTTGATCACTTGATTGAACGCCAACAAGAAATTAAAACCGACATAGCCGTAGTGAAAGCGAGAAGGAATGTTAAAGCGTAAGTACGTTCACCCTGATACTGGTGACATCCTTACCTTTAGTGAGCAAGTATCATGGACTATTCAAAGTGCTATTCGTAACTGGTGGTTTGTATTTGCATGGACTGGACTCAGTACAGTTTGGTGGCTTAAGCCACACATCTTTAAAGACAGTGGTTCGTATGTTCACTGGCAATTGCTAGCCTCATGGCTAGCCGTAACAGTTGAACTCATCATTGGCATTGCCATGATTGGGCAGACCAAGCGTGATGCACAGATTATCCGCCACATTCTTAAGTTAGAGAAACAAGAGATTGAACACCTAGAAGATCTTATTGAAGAAATGGAAACAGAATGAAAGAAGAACTAGAACATATAATGCACGTGTTGTATGCGCTTCAAAATTCAATCAAAGATATTCTGATTTTCTTTTACAAAATGATATTAGATTGGAAGAAGTAATGAACGCACAAGCAGCAGCAGTAATAGCAGCAGCTAAGTCACAGGTTGGCTACAAAGAAGGCACTAACAACGACAACAAGTTTGGCGTTTGGTATGGCATGAACCACGAATCATGGTGCGCCATGTTTGTATCGTGGTGCTTTGACCAAGCCCATGCACTGCCTGCCCTTGAGAAGTTTGCTTACTGC